ACGTGAGGCGTGTGCAAAAACTGTCGAAACGATTAAAGCCTACAGAGAACTTGAGAAGGTTTGCTTTAAGTTTGCCGCAAAAACAATCCGAGCAAGGGGACAACAATGACACACAAAAACTGGTGGCACACCGAAGGAAGTGGAATCCGACCATTACCAAACGAAGACATTGAAGAGTTTGCTAAGCGTATTACTGAAATTGCTTGGTCAAATGGTGAGTACATGGAGCGTGAAGCGTGTGCAGAGTTGTGCAAAACTTTGTCAGCCATTCCAAATCGCCATGTTCCACAATTACAACCAGCAGTTGAGTCTGCGCTTGATTTTTATGCTGAAAGAATCAGAGCAAGGGGGCAAGCATGACCAACGAAGAACTAATGCAAATGATGACCGACATGGGACTACATGAAGGTGGCATGGAAAACTGGGTAGTTGATAACGCTTGGCTACGAGTGGCTAATGCAGTAGAGGAAAGAGAGCGTGAGGCGTGTGCAAAGATTTGTGATGAGTGGGCAAACAGTTTGTCTGGTGAGCCTGAAATGGTGGAGATGGCGAAAGAAATTCGAGCAAGGAGTAACGTATGAAAAAAGAACTTATTTTCGTTTTGACCGCAATCTTGGCAGGTTGTGCAACTCAAAAACAGTACAACGACTACGCAGATTTGCCCAATTCCACGATGTTGGTGGACAAAGAAATGTCAGCGTTGTCTCGCAGCCAAATTATTTCAGCGATTCAGGAATGTCAATCGGGAAACCTACGACCCGTTCTCATCTATTCCAAGCGCAAAATAAACGGTCAGGTCAACGACACGGTGGTTGATGTCTCTTGTGCCCCCAAATTTGGACAGTGAAAATGGACTTTGTTAAATTTGCCCAAGGCCACGGCCTTATAGTCAATCAGATTGTCACCAACCGCTGGGTGGCCACGCCAACGCAAGACCATCCGAGGTCGTCAAACGGCAGGTACAAGTTTTTAGGCGATGTTGGTTGGGTGCAGAACTGGGCTTTGATGGAAAAGCCAGCCACATGGTTTGCAGAAGGCAAAAATGCCCAGAGCCTTGAGGTTAGGCAATCCATTTTGGGTTCGACCCAAGACAGAGACGAAAAGGCAAAAAAGGCCAAGGCCAAGGCAGAATGGATTCTGCAGCAGACCAGTTTGGAGTCACATCCGTACTTGGAAAAAAAGGGTTTCGCTGACCAACAGGGAAACGTTTGGCAGCGGGAGGGGCAGCGTATTTTAGTCATTCCAATGCGTCACGGCAGGGAATTGACAGGCTGCCAGTTCATTGATGAGCAGGGGAGCAAAAAGTTCTTGTATGGTCAGGTTAGCAAAGGCGCAACTTTCACCATCGGTGCAAAGGGGACTGCAATATTTGTTGAGGGTTTCGCTACTGGATTGTCGGTGCGTACCATCATGCAGCATATGAACATTCCTTGTCACATCCACATTTGCTTTAGTGCAAGCAATGTGGAGTTTGTATCTAGGAACCATCGGAACGGGGTCATCGTTGCTGATAACGACCCCAACGGAGTCGGAAAGGCCGCTGCCGAGAAAGCAAGCAAGCCGTATTGGATTTCCGAAACAGTCGGGGAAGATTTCAATGATTACCATAAGCGTGTTGGTGATTTTAGGGCGTCACAGTCCTTAAAGAAGACGCTACTTTCCTTAAAAACCTTGCCTCAATCTGCCTAACTCGTTCACGGGTCACGCCGTGCATCAGTCCGATTTCATGCAGGGAATAACCTTTTGACCGCATACAAAGGATGTCCCAGTATCGTTCACGGCTTTCATCACGCAAGCTGCCGTACATTTCGTTGAATTTTTCTTTGTTTGGAAAGTCAACCAGTTTGTAAGGGGTTTCCCCCCCTACAAGTACTGGTACTTTACCTTTGGCTTCTTTTAAGTTCATAAGTCAATCTCCATGATTCTGTAGTCGTGTGGCTTGTACTGGGATTCGGATGAATACCAACCATCGCCGTGTTTTGTTTCAAGAAAGTCGCACAGATACTTCAGTGCTTCGGTGTATGTCTTAAACCGACAAGGGCGGGGTTTCCCCCGCTCGTCTTGCACAGTCCATCGATTTATCCATTCGTTTTTGTCGTAGGTCTGAATTTCAAACATTACCAGCTCGATTGATAGGTGAAAGAGAATTCTTCAAGGTTTGGGTCACTGAGCAACGTGTTAAGCATCTCTGCCGTATCTTTGATGTCAGCCCAATAATCTTCGTCATATTCTTTTGAACCGAAAAAGAATCCTTCAGCTCTAGGCAGCAGGTGGCTATACCCGCCGTCTAAGCATTGTCGGCAGGTCTGCAGCAGCTCGATTAGTTTGTCACGGTCAACATCGTATTCCCTGCAGTTGTCTTCGCCGTTTTGCACGTTTTCTACAAACCAAGCATGGATGTGGTTTGCCTTACGCCAGTAGGCAGCCTCGATTGTGATTTCTTTGACTCGGTTTCCAACTTCAAGGATTTCACCGATTTTTTTTGCCACTTCGGCGTCTTTGTTACGCCACAGGTATTTCTTGGCGTTGAGGTACATATCTAATCCCATGGTTTACTCCTTGTAGTTTTCCTGCTGCAGCAGAAGTTCTTCAATCCCTTTGAGGGTTTCGGGTGAAACGGCTAACCAGTTGGTTTTGCCGTGTGACGATTGAATCTGCATGACAAACCGCTGGTCACTATCTGGTGTTAGCGGGAATGGTGCGACTTTGAACATTTGTGCTTCAACGTAGTTCATCCTCGTGCCTCCATTTCTGCTTGTGTTTCCTCTTCGGTCAGGTTAGCCAATGGCACTCCCCAAAGTAGGTCGTCTACAGTGCTTTCAAAGTGTTTTCTTGTCATTTCGAGACAATCAATCAGTGTGTAGGGCGGCATGAATTCGACCAGTTCCCAAGCCACAACCGAATCGTCTTCGGCACGGATGAGGTCAATAATGTCTTGATACTCCAATTCTTTTGGGTAGTCGGACAGCCATTCGTTTAATGCGAATCGTTCTGAATGTTTCATGCTATTTGCTCCTCTAGTTGCCATTTGATTGCGTCATTCCACATACAAAGTGCATCCATGATGCTGGTGTACTCGCTTGAATAGTCAATGTCTTCTCCGTTTGCCCACTGTTCAACAAACTTGGCCACCCGTGTTGGGTGAACGTCTGCCACGTTGTTTGCGTATGCTTCTACGAATGCGTCTTGTTCTGCTGGTGTCATGCTGCAGCTCCTTGCACAGTAAATTCACGGGTGTTGAGTTTGGTGATGCGGCACAGGTGTCCGCTGGGTGTCCTGAATACGTTCTTGCGAATCGGGTCGTAGGTGTAGGTGAAGGTGTCAATCTTTTCAACCCAGCCGCCGAAGTCAAAGGTCAGCGGGTGAGACAGTTTGATAACGTCACCATATGAAAGTTTTGGTGTTTTCTTGGCAGCTGCAGCCTTGGCACGGCATTTTTGACGCCATTCAATCGCCATCTTGCTGGGTGTTGGATACAGTGCATCGAGCTTGTCCAGCAATTTTTTCGGTGCATCGTAGTAGTAAGGGCCAACTGATTCGCCCATCTCCTTAAGGTAAATCCAGCCATCCTCCTTGCGAGCCAACACGACCATTGCCTCTGCGACGACAATGCCAGTGTGTTTGTCTTCGGTCATGTAAATTCCATACGCAACATTGCCACGCATGGAGACGTCAGTAAACAGGAAGCGGTGCGTGTCCGTCTCGCTGGTCAGTTCTTTGATGATGTAGTCCTTAACGGACAATCCTTGTGCATTTGAGCCAGTCCATCCCATGGTTTTCTCCTTAATATTCAGATGTGAGCATTAAAACGTTATCGACCAAGAAAAACCGATACAGACCAGTTGGGCAGTCGGTGTAGTCAAGGTGTTTGGTTTTAATGGTTTTGCAATCGCCGTCTTCGACACTGATGTCAGCCTTTTGGTGGATGACAATCAAGTTGATTGACTGAAACGGCACATTCTTGAGCAGCGGTGCGTACTCGGTGGCAATGATGTCGAGCAGCCAGTAAGCCCCAGCTCGGTCACAGAAGTGTTTCACCCCATCGGTGTGTACCATTTTGCTGAATGGTGACGAGCGGTGAAAGTATTCTGTACCAGTGAACTGGGACAGTTCTTGTGAAAGGTCTAAAGTTTCCATGTGTTTCTCCTAGCAGTTGAGTAAGACCCCTTTTCAGGGGTTTCGTCTATTCAAGACTCGTCAGTTACTCTTTGGTACATGTTCCAGCCGCAGGTGACGATTTCGTGGTTGTGCTTGATAAGTTCAGCAATCATGGAGCGGTCAAACTCATGCCAGCTGGGTGAATCGACAGGGAGACGGCAGACTTCGTGCCAGCCGTGGTCATTTTTGGCGTGGTAGGCGACAATCATTCTTGACTCACTTTCCCGCATCTATTGCCGTTGATGTCGTACAGGTACTTCGGCAGCGCATGACGTTCGACCATCTGCAGGGCAAGGTTGTCCAAGATACGAGCCACTTCTGAATAAAGGTCTTCAAAGGCGGCGTTGTCGGTGTTGATTTCAATAGTTATCATGTTTTTCTCCTAAAATTTGTTGACGAATCTCTTCGGCAGCCGACAGGATGTCAGCCTTTGAGCCAGTTAGACCGAATTCTTTTTTGAGGATGGTGAAAGCCGAAGGCGAACGGCTACGGGTCAGACCTTTTGATTCAAGCTTGGCCATCATCACAATGGTCAAGAATCGAGCGTTGAGTACTTGGTCGCCAGTGAGCATGGTTATTCCCCTGCAATCATGTAGTTTTTGCTTTTCCAGCAGACAGCGGTGTTGTCTGGGTCTTCGGTGATAACGACAGAGAAGTCCTCGCAGCCGTCAGGTACTTCACCGTCAGAGGACAGGTCAATGCCAATGGCGTGAGAGTACTTGTTTGCCCACCAATCAGGGTCGAGAGAGCCGTTGTCACCCAACTGAATGCGGGTTTCTTCATTTCCAAAGCGGTCTTTTATCAGTGCGTACATGGTGTTCTCCAGCCCCCGAAGGGGCAACAGGTTAGTAGTTGAATCGTTTGAACAGGTCAGCGAAGGCAGTGACCAGCTTGTCTTTGTTCTTACTATCGGCGTAAAAGTAAGCATCAGATATGGCAGCTGCGAAGTGTCCTCCTGATTTCATGTTGTTGGCGGCACGGAATTCAGCTTCGAACTTGTGCTGCAGCAGGGTTTCTTGTAATTCTTCAGTCATGGTGTTCTCCTTAGAAAGCGGTTGAACGAATCTCTTGTGCATACTCGTGGCGCAGCTGGACATTGCGAGCCAGTTGTTTGAATGCTTCGAGACAGTCAGTTTGGTAGTACTCAAGGATGTCTCCATCATCCCAAGCCTCAGCTACTTCATCCCAGCCTCCAGACTCGTAGTGTTCTAGTGCGTAGATGCGAACAATGCGAATGAACTGCTGCTCATCCAGTGGTTGGGTCAGTTGTGTTGGGTAATCCATGTGAATCTCCTAGCAGGTGGGTTAGTTGCGATGTCATCTAGTGACACAACGCATGTTATAGATACTAGGTTGACAGTCAAGCCCCCAAACCTTCAACTTTACATAACTTTACACAATATTGGTGCGAAGGTATTCAGTTTGTGTGGTTCAAAATCAATATTGGTTCGGCAGCGCGGGTGTTGGCACGAAGTAGCGAAGGCGGCGAGAAAGGTAAAGCGGCGGCACGTTGATAGCGAAGCGGAACAGTGTGGTGTCTGCTCTAGTAGAGATAGATAACACTATCAGAGAAGTATCTCTCAGCCTTGACAGTATCTTGAAGTGTCCTAGAATCGGATGGTACTCAACTCGTACTTAACAATCATGCCAGCCAAACTCACAAGAAAAGAAATCCAAGAAGGGATTAAGCAAGTTCCAATCGAGCGGATTCTGTTGGGAGCTACTAACCCAGCAAATATCAAACTCACCAAGAAACAAAAGGCATTCGCTGAACAAGTGGTAGAGACAGGCAACAAGACAGAAGCGTACAGACGAGCCTACAACACCAACGGCAAGAGAACGACAGCTGCACCATCAGCAAACAAACTCTCCAAAAACCCAAACGTGAACACTTACATCATGGCGCTAAACGCAGCTAAAAGTGTTGAGGAATATCTTTTACCCGCTCGTTTGAGGTCAATGGCAATACACAAACTCTCCCAGTTAGCACTATCGGATGATATTGCCCCCGCCCAGCAGCTCAAGGCGTTGGAGCTTGTGGGCAAAATGACAGAGGTTGCGCTGTTCACCGAGCGGCGTGAGCTGGTGCATACGATGGACTCTGACACCTTGAAAGTCAAGCTGATGGAAGCGGTGCAGCTGGCCATTGCTAACAGCAAGGGCATTCGCCAGACGACCAAGAGAAGTGCAGCCGAGCTGCTGGCGGAGCTTACCAACCAGAGTGAGCCTGAAGATATTGAGTACATTGACATGCAATCAGTTGACATGCAACCACTTGACAGTCAAGCTGAGCTTGAATCCATCTCTGAGCTGGCGGGGGAAGGGCATGTGAAACGGCAGGGCGACGACCCCACCGAGGGGCATCCCCCATTTTTTCCAAACGAATCGGCGGCTCACTTGCATAGTATTCCGCACAATCAATCATCGCTTCAAACGGGTGGGGGGGATCAATTTTCTGTTGACAGTCAAGTAGGCTCGGATATGGAAAAGGCCCCCCTTGTGATTTTTGATGAAAATGGGGAGGGGGGTATACAAAAATGACGCCAGCGCAAAAAGAGACATATTTAGTTATTGAGCAATGGTGGGCTACGTTTGGGTATGGGCCTACGATAGATGACATCATGCACTTGACGGGGGAGAAGGGTCGGGGGAATGTGGCTAGGAAGATGAGGAGGTTGATTGACTTGGGTGTGTGTAAGGGGACGATGAAGATGACTAGGAGTATTCGTCCGGCTCATTTGAGGTTGAGGAATTTGCATGGATGATTTGCTTGAGATATTAAAGACTTTGCCTGAGGAGGAGCAGGCGGCGTTGCGTCCTTTGGCTATGGCGTATCGGGATGCGGTGACGAGGGAGAGTGGGCAGAATGACTTTATGGCTTTTGTGCAGACGATGTGGCCGGGGTTTATTCATGGGGCACACCATGCGTTGATGGCTCAGAAGTTTGAGGAGATTGCACAGGGGAAGATTAAGCGGTTGATTATTAACATGCCACCCCGTCATACGAAGTCGGAGTTTGCGAGTTATTTGTTGCCGGCTTGGTACTTGGGGAAGTTTCCTCAGAAGAAGATTATTCAGTGTTCGAACACGGCTGAATTGGCTGTGGGGTTTGGCCGTAAGGTGCGGAACTTGGTGGATGGGGAGAATTATGCCAAGGTGTTTCCAAATGTGGCGTTGAGGTCTGACTCAAAGGCGGCTGGACGATGGAGTACGAATGCTAACGGGGAGTACTTTGCGATTGGTGTGGGTGGTACGGTGACGGGTAAGGGTGCGGACTTGTTGATCATTGATGACCCGCATTCTGAGCAGGAAGCTGCACTGGCGTCGAGTGACCCGGCGGTGTTTGACAAGGTGTATGAGTGGTATACGTCTGGTCCACGTCAGCGGTTGCAGCCAGGCGGCTCGATTGTGGTGGTGATGACACGCTGGTCCAAGCGGGATTTGACGGGCAAGATCTGTCAGGCGATGGTGGACAGGGACGGGGATGAGTGGGAGATTATTAGTCTTCCGGCGATTAAGAGGAATGAAAAGCCGCTGTGGCCGGAGTTTTGGAGCTTTGATGAGCTGAATAAATTGCGAATTGAGTTGCCTTTATCGAAGTGGCAGGCTCAGTATCAGCAAGATCCAACGTCCGAAGAGGGTGCGTTGGTCAAGAGGGAGTGGTGGAAGGTGTGGGAGGATGAGAGGCCGCCAGCTTGTCATTACGTGATTCAGTCATGGGATACGGCGTTTACGAAGTCTGAGAGGGCTGACTATTCGGCGTGTACGACTTGGGGTGTATTTTTCTTGCACGAAAATGAGCAAGATCCAAATATTATTTTGCTGGATGCTTTTAAGGAGCGGATGGAGTTTCCGACTTTGAAGCAACGGGCAATGGAAATGTATCAGGAGTGGCAGCCAGATTCGTTCATTGTGGAGGCAAAGGCATCGGGTGCACCGTTGATTTTTGAGCTTCGCAGGATGGGCATACCGGTGCAAGAATTTACACCGACGAGGGGCAACGACAAGATTTCACGGCTAAATGCGGTGACAGATTTGTTTGCCAGTGGTAAGGTGTGGGCACCAAGAAAACGTTGGGCTGAAGAAGTCATTGAAGAAGTAGCATCTTTTCCTAACTCAGATCATGATGATTTGGTAGACTCTACGACACAGGCTTTGCTTAGATTTAGGCGTGGCGGCTTTGTAAGTTTGCAAAGTGATGAGCCAGATGAGCCTAGAGAATTCAGACGCAAAAAAGGCTATTACTAAGGAATCATATGTCAATTGATAAAGCAATGTATCAAGCTCCTGCTGGACTGCCCAGTTTGGATAATCCAGACGTTGAGATTGAGATTGTTGATCCTGAAGAGGTTGACATCAAGGTTGGCGACATGGAAGTCCACATGGGCGGGGAAAATACGGAAGACTTTGATGCCAACTTGGCTGAATACATTCCTGAATCAATCCTGTTGCAAATTGGCTCTGAACTGTTAGATGACTACCAAACCGACATTGATTCCCGCAAAGATTGGATTCAAACCTACGTGGATGGCTTGGAACTTCTTGGCCTGAAGATTGAAGAACGCACAGAACCTTGGGAAGGTGCTTGCGGGGTGTATCACCCAGTGCTGGCCGAAGCGGTGATTAAGTTTCAATCTGAAACAATCATGGAAACTTTCCCGGCTGCGGGTCCCGTCAAAGGCGAGATCGTTGGCAAGGAAACCCAAGAAAAGAAAGACGCTTGTGAGCGTGTCGTGGAAGACATGAACCACGAGCTGGTGGACGTGATGCAAGAGTACCGTCCAGAACATGAGCGTATGTTGTGGGGTGTGGGATTATCAGGTAACGGTTTTAAAAAGATTTACGTTGATCCACGACTTGACCGTCAAGTCTCGATGTACATCCCAGCGGAGGATTTGGTTGTTCCTTATGGCTCAGCCAATTTGGAAACGGCAGAACGTATTACGCACGTGATGCGTAAAACAGAAAATGAAGTCAAGCGTCTGCAGTATGAGGGTTTTTACCGAGACGTTAATCTTGGAACGCCAGACAACACGCTGGATGAGATTGAAAAGAAGATTGCCGAAAAACTTGGCTTTCGCGCAACCACAGATGACCGCCACAAGATCTTAGAGATCCATGTTAACTTAGACATTCCCGGCTTTGAGCATATTGACAAGGACGGCGAACCCACCGGAATTGCATTGCCTTACGTGGTGACAATTGATAAGTCCTCCAGCACGGTTTTGGCAGTACGCCGAAACTGGAAAGAAAACGACAAGACGCACCAAAAACGCCAGCATTTTGTCCATTATGGATACATCCCCGGCTTTGGTTTTTACCATTTTGGGTTGATTCACTTGATTGGTGCGTTTGCTAAATCTGGTACGTCTATCCTGCGCCAGTTGGTGGATGCTGGCTCGTTGGCCAACTTACCCGGCGGTTTTAAAACCCGTGGTCTTCGGGTCAAGGGTGACGACACACCGATTGCACCGGGCGAATTCAGGGACGTAGATGTCCCAAGCGGCACGATGAAAGACAACATCATGCCCTTGCCTTACAAAGAACCCAGCCAAACATTGATTGTTTTGCTAAACCAAATCGTTGAAGAAGGCCGTCGTTTTGCTTCTTCTGGCGACTTGAAGGCTTCGGACATGTCCAGCCAATCCCCCGTGGGAACAACGCTGGCCATTTTGGAACGCACATTGAAAGTGATGTCTGCCATTCAGGCACGTATTCACTACTCAATGAAGCAAGAGTTTCGTCTTTTGAAGAACATCATTGCCGAGTATGCGCCTGCAGACTACGACTATGAACCGTTTACAGGAACTCGTAAAGCCCGTAAATCTGACTATGAGATGGTCAACATCATTCCAGTCAGTGATCCAAATGCGGCAACGATGAGCCAAAAAGTGGTTCAATATCAGGCAGTTTTGCAGCTGAGCCAAACAGCGCCACAGCTCTACAACTTGCCTTACCTACACCGCCAGATGTTGGAAGTCATTGGGATTAAAAACTTGGAAAAACTGGTTCCCCTGCCAGAGGATCAATCTCCCGTGGATCCAGTAACTGAGAACGTAAATGCTTTAAAAAACAAACCTTTAAAAGCGTTTTTGCATCAAGACCATCAAGCCCACATACAAATTCATTTGTCGGCTTTAAATGATCCAAAGATCAAACAAGTCATTGGCCAAAACCCTCAGGCTCCGATGATGATGCAAGCGTTGCAGGCACACATCACTGAGCACGTTGGCATGGAATACATGCGTCAGATGCAGCTGTCCATGGGCATCAACATTCCTTACTCGGACAACGACGACAACGAAATCAAGTTGACGCCAGAGCAAGAGATGATGATTACCCGTCTGGCCGTGCCTGCGGCGCAGAATTTGCTCAATCAAAATCAAACGGCCATGGCTGCACAGCAAGCCCAGCAAGCGGCACAAGATCCAATTGTCCAAATGCAAATGAAAGAACTCCAGCTCAAAGCGCAAGAGATCGACATCAAGCAAAAGAAAATGCAAATGGATGCAGCGGCCAAAGCAGACCAGCTGGAGATCGAAAAACAACGCATTGCGGCACAAAAAGAAATTGCCGGTATGCAAGTTGGCGCAAAGATCAAAACAGACAAAGAGAAGTTAAAAGCCAGTCAGCAATTAGAAGGCATGAAACTTGGCCACCAAATTGGCAATGCTCAAGCCCAGTTGAACCAGCAGCGTCAAAACGAGAAACTGCGCGTAGCCGCTGATCTCTATAAAGCCCAAAATCAAAACGAGAAACAGCAACCACCTTCAAAAAAGGAAGATAAATGAAAGAAAAAATCTTAGACCATCTGCTCAAACAAGTGGATGCGAAAGTGAGGAGCTTGGAAGAGTCCCTCGGTACAGGTGTGGCCAAAGACTACGCTGACTACCAAAAGACGTGCGGACAGATCACTGGTCTTCTGACTGTACGGCTCTACATGACAGACCTAAAAAAGAACTTGGAGAATTTTGATGAGTGAAATACTGATCGGCTCAAACCCCGATGATGTGAGTAACGCAACTGTTTTGCCCGAAACGGCAGAGGAAAAAGCCAAACAACTGCCTGTCCCACAAGGCTATCGCATGTTGGTAGGCATTCCAGACGCAGAAAAAACCTATGAAGGCGGCATTTTGAAAGCTGGATCAACATTGCACATGGAAGAAGTACTTTCAACCGTGTTTTTTGTGATCAAACAAGGCTCAGATTGCTACAAAGATGAAAAACGCTTTCCCAATGGCCCATGGTGCAAAGAAGGTGACTTCATTTTGGCTCGTCCAAACACGGGAACACGCCTAAAAATCCATGGTCAAGAGTTCCGATTGATCAATGACGACTCAGTTGAGGCCGTTGTTGAAGATCCTCGCGGCATCACCCGCGCTTAACAGGAGAAAGAATATGGCAACAAGCGATGCAGACGCTTTTTCTTTCCTCAATAGCGACGATGAGCTACCCGGGGATGGGAAAAAAAGCGCAGAAGACATAGAAATTCAAATTGTTGACGACACTCCAGAGGAAGATCGTGTCCATGCGACACCTTTGCCCAAGGAAATCGTCGATGAAATTGACAATGATGATCTAGAATCCTACTCAAAAGAGGCAAAACAGCGTCTTTTGCAGATGAAAAAGCTCATTAATGATGAACGTCGAGCAAAAGAACGTGCCGAACGTGAGGCAGCCGAGGCAACTCGTGTGGCTGGCGTGGTAATCAACGAAAACAAGAATTTGAAAGGCCGTTTATCTGATGGCGAGAAAGTTTTTGTGTCTACAGCCAAGGAAAAACTGGCTTCAGACCTAGACAAAGCTCGTCGTGAGTACAAAGAAGCCTATGATTCTGGCGATGCTGACCGACTTGTCGAAGCTCAGGAAAAACTGACCGAGATTAAGTTCAAAGCACAAGAAATGGATCGTTATCGTCCCCAGTATGACGAAAACACTTTACAGACTCAAGATTTTGGTGTACAAACTACACCACAACAGTCTCAACCAGAACGTTTGGATGCAAAAACCCAAGCGTGGCTTGACAAAAACAAGTGGTACGGGACTGATGATGACATGAGCTTTCTTGCTATGGGCATTCATAAGCGTCTGGAAAGGGAAGGAGTCCCAGCGGGTTCCGACCACTACTGGTCAACGATTGATGCCGAGATGAGAAAACGCTTTCCCGACAAGTTCGGCGACGCAGAAACCAAAACTTCTGCCACAACTCGTAAATCCTCGGTGGTTGCACCAGCGACGAGATCTACGTCTTCAAAAAAGATCACTCTCAACACACGTCAACTTGAACTGGCTAAGAAATTCAAACTTACGCCGGAACAATACTACAACGAACTGGTAAAAACGGAGGCCCAAAATGGCTGAGAATCGCACACCCCGAGAAATTGAAACACGTCAACAATCACAACGACCCAAACAATGGGTTGAACCTGAGTTGTTGCCTGAACCAGACAAGGAACCGGGCTTCGCGTACCGCTGGGTCAGGACTTCAATATTGAACAACGTGGATCATCGCAACATCTCTTCCAAACGCAGAGAAGGCTTTGAACCAGTTCGTATTGAAGAACAGCCAAAGTTTTACATGATGACTGACCCCGATAGTCGTTTTAAAGACAACATCGAGATCGGTGGATTGTTGCTTTGTAAGATTCCTGAGGAGTTTGTTCAAGCTCGTTTTGACATGGAAAATCGTAAGACCCTTGCCAATGCGGAAGCTGTGGACAACAGTTTCTTGCGTCAGAGTGATACTCGGATGCCTCTCTTCCAAGAGCGGAAATCTACAGTGACCTTTGGCCAACGTTCTTAAACTTTTTGGAGATTTAAATGGCATATCCAACAGTCTCGGCCCCTTACGGCCTCAAGCCTGTTAACCTGATTGGTGGTCGCGTGTATGCGGGTTCTACTCGTATGTTCCCCATCGTGAACGGTTACAGCACTTCGTTGTTCAACGGTGACGTTGTTCAATTGGGCACCGGTGCTAACATCGGTTGCTTGGTCGCATCGACTCTTGCTTACAACGCTTCTAGCGCTGTGGCAGGTACCATCGGTGTGTTTGTCGGCGCTGAGTATTCAACTACCGGCGGCCCAATCTATGGCAAAAACCGCTATCAATTCTGGAACGCTTCCACAAGTGCTCCAGATGCAATCGGTTATGTTGTGGATGATCCTCAAGCTGTGTTCCAAACCGCTGTTGTGGTTAACCCAGCTGGTACAGGTGGTTCTACTACTATCCAGTACGCTAACCAAGCGTTTGTTGGCTCTAACGCCTACTACATTGGTAACGCCGCTGGTAACACTGGTAGCACTACCACAGGTGATTCATTGGCTGGCGTGGCAATCTCTGCCTCTGCTACTGTGTCTACACCTATTACCACTTCTGCAGCTTTCCGTATCGTCGGTATTGTTCCTGCTTCTGCTGTGACTGTTGCCGCTTCTGCTACCAGCTCAAGCACAACCATCACTTTGGCTGCTTCTAACAGTGCAATCACCCCCGGTATGGCAGTGTCTGGCCCCGGCATCAACCCCGGATCCAACACATACGTGACTGCAGTATCAGGCACTTCCGTGACCATCAACACCGCCGTGACTACTGCACAATCGACAGCAGTCAACTTCTCTTTCACTGGCTACCCCGAAGTGCTGGTGACTTGGAACGCTGGTTACCATGGTTATAACAACTACACCGGCGTTTAATTAAGGAGAACATAAATGGCTATTTCACGTGCACAGTTACTTAAAGAACTGCTCCCCGGTTTGAACGCATTGTTCGGTCTTGAGTATGGTCGCTACGGCGAAGAACACAAAGAGATCTACGAGATTGAAACCTCTGAACGTTCGTTCGAAGAAGAAACAAAACTGTCTGGTTTCTCTGCCGCTCCTGTCAAAAACGAAGGTCAAGCCATCGCTTATGACAACGGCCAAGAAGCATGGACAGCTCGTTATAACCACGAAACTATCGCTTTGGGCTTCAGCTTGACTGAAGAAGCTATCGAAGATAACTTGTATGACTCATTGTCTGGTCGCTACACCAAAGCCTTGGCTCGTGCTATGGCTTACACCAAGCAAGTCAAAGCAGCTTCAGTTTTGAACAACGGTTTTAACAGCCAATTCACCTACGGTGACGGCCAACCTTTGTTCTCTTCTGCTCACCCGCTGATCTCTGGTGGCACCAACGCCAACACTCCATCTACCCCTGCCGACTTGAATGAAACAGCGTTGGAAAACGCCGTGATTCAAATCGCTGCTTGGACTGATGAACGTGGTCTGTTGATCGCTGCTAAACCCAAGAAGTTGATTGTTCCCCCAGCATTGCAGTTCGTTGCAACTCGTTTGCTCGAAACTAAACTGCGCGTTGGTACAAACAACAACGACATTAACGCTATCGAGAACAATGGTTCGATCCCTGAAGGTTATGTGATCAACCACTTCTTGACAGCTAACAATGCTTGGTTCTTGACAACTGACGTGCCTAACGGTTTGAAAATGTTCGTTCGTACACCATTGCAAAACAGCATGGACGGCGACTTTGATACCGGTAACGTGCGTTACAAGTCTCGTGAACGTTACTCCTTCGGTGTCTCTGACCCCTTGGGTGCATACGCTTCTTATTAATCTTTGGATTAGTAAAAAATCAGGGGGCTTCGGCCCCCTTTTTTGTTGACAGCAACCAAAAATAGTGTATATTTAAAGTGTCTGGGATTTCACTTGTACCGGACTGGCCCAGCAGACGATGCAACGATTGGTACAAGTACTTTTGCATAAGGACTTTTGTCATGGCACGTTCCACCTTCTCCGGCCCAGTTCTTTCGGGCGATAACCGTTTTGGTCCAGTACGCAACGTCGGATACACCGACTTGGTTCAAACAGCTCTCTTGGATTTCTCAGTAACTTCTGCCGGCGCTAACTATGGCGGTGCCTCTGGTCAGTTTGTTGCTTCAAACGGTATCCCCAATAGCAACGCTGTGATCTACACACCCCAAAGCGGCGTGTTTAGCAACACAGGACCTACTGCTGCATCAGCTCCTACTGCGGACGCTACCAACACTGTGTATCGTGGCGTGGTGTTTTATCTCCCCTACAGCTCCAACATCACTGATGTAATCTTGGACGTTGGTACCATTCCAAAAGACAACGCTGGTACACCTGTTGCTGTTAGCGCAATCCAGCCTTACGTTTCAAATAACTTCGCAACATCTACTGGTGTGTACGCAACATTTGCGAACATCTCTAGCCCTGCTGCTCAACGTTACACTGGAACATATGTTGGTTCGCAATTAACAAACAGCAATGCAACATTGCAAGACTTCCAAAACTTGCAGCCCGGTCAAGAGCCAGCATGGTTCTCTCAAGTGGTTGTGACATTGAAGATGACTACAACTGCAGCTGGTTTGTCTTCTGGTCAAGTTGAAGTGACTATTCGCTACAACCCAAATGACATGAACATTGGTAATAGCACAACTTACCCATACGGTAACTTTGACTAATTAATCCCGGGGGGCTTTGGCCCCCTTTTTGAAATTCAAGGAGATTAATATGGCGCAAAGTCCAAATGGAATTCCAAGCACCAATAACTCGGTCAATTCGATCTCACGTCAAGCCAAATACGAACCATTTGACTTGCAAGTAGCTCGTGGTCAGATTTATGGGCATAGTGTTTTAAACATCTATGGCTATCAAGCATCGGTAGGTACATCATTTGTTCCTGTATGGGAAGGTAACACTTCTTATACTTACCCTTCATCTGCTGCTCAAATGCACCTTGTTAGTTCTGTTAACACTGGTGCTGATGCGACTGCGTTGATAACTATCAACGGTTTAGACGCAAACTACAACCAGATTTCTGAAACTATTAAGTTGAACGGTACAACGACTGTAACTACAGTCAAATCTTATTTACGTATCAATAGTATGGCAGTCACTAGCGGTGCTCCTACTGGAAACATCACGTTAAAAGATACGTCAGATACGAATTTGTACGCAGAAATTGCTGCTGGTAATGGACGTACCTTAATGGGTATTTACACTGTACCAGCAGGATATACGTTTTATTTGAGCCGTATTGATATCAATACCAGCCTGAATGCGAACCCAGCAGGTTATGCAACGTATCAAAACTATCAAATAAGTAGTTCAGGCGTTCCAACCGTTACTATTGTTGCTCCATTCACAAATAACTATCACACACAACGAGTGATGCCCAGGCTTGTTCCTGAGAAAACTGACATCCAATTGCAAGCAAAAGTTAGTACTGGTACTGCGGCCTTGACGGTTTCGCAAGAAGGTTACTTAATTTCCAACGGTAATTGATCATGGCTAAAAGTCCAGCATGGCAAAGGAAAGAAGGCAAGAATCCAAATGGCGGCTTGAACGCCAAAGGGCGAGCCTCCGCAAAGAAGGAGGGGATGAATTTAAAACCCCCTCAACCCGAAGGCGGCAAGCGTCGGGACTCTTTTTGCGCGAGGATGGAAGGGATGAAGAAGAAATTGACTTCGACCAAGACAGCCAAAGACCCAGACAGCCGGATTAACAAAAGCCTAAGGGCTTGGAATTGTTGATATGGAAATGCAGATCTGGAACGTTTTGTTGACAACATTCATCGGGTTGCTTGCTTGGAACCTGAAGGAAAAGTCATCAGAATTGAATCGTATTACTATCTTGCTGAATCGGACTCGGGAAGAAATTGCTCGTGACAATGTGACGCAAGCAGAGATGGACAAAATTGTTGCTCATATAGACAGCCGTTTTGACAAGCTCAACGACAAGCTGGATGCTTTTATTAGGGAGTCTCGCAGTGCCCTCTAAATCTAAAGCCCAGCATAACTTCATGGAAGCAATAGCTCATAATAAGGCTTTTGCTGAAAAGGTTCATGTTCCACAATCCGTGGGACGTGATTTCGCAGAAGCCGATAAAGGCAAACATTTCAAAAAAGGTGGAATTAACATGGCTACAAAAAAACGTAGTGTAAACCCAGCGATGGCAATGATGGCTGCCCGTGCCATGCCAACACCATCTGCTGCTCCCGCTGCTCAACCTCCAGTGGCTCCTGCCATGGGTGGCATGAAGCATGGTGGACTCTCTAAAGAGCATCACAAACACTTGGCTCATCACCACTTGGAGATGGCTGAGCACCACATGCACATGCACAAGGGCACTCACAAAATGGCTCATGGTGGAAAAACAGAATCCACTACAGAACCACGTGGTCACTTCAAGGAAAAAGAGTCCATGGGTACTCGCAACATGAAGTCTGATGTTGAAAAAGGCTCTAACAAACTGGGTAAATTTGGTGAGTCTAAAGTTGAAAAACGTGGCCACACCGAAGATCGTGAACCCAAAATGAAGGGCAACACGATTGGTACTGGCGCTTTAGTCAACACCAAAAAACACGGTGGCCATATCAAGAAAATGGCTCATGGTGGCGCTACTTCTGGCCGTGCTGATGGCATTGCCCAACGTGGCCACACCAAAACCAAATATTGCTAATTAGGAGGCAATCATGTCACACGGACACAAAAAACATCACGAGCATATCCATCATTTCATGAAAGAGCATGATGGCCACCACGCACATGGCGGTCATTTGATGAAACATGAAGCTCACGAGAAACATCTCAAAGAGCATGATGGCGGTATGCACGGTCACAAACATCACCATGAGCATATCGAAGCGATGTGCCATGGCGGCAAAGCAAAATGAGAGCAAGTCGTGGGATGGGTTCAATAAAACCCACGAAGATGCCAAAAGGGAAGGTTATCCATAGAAAAGATAACCCGAACGATGTCGAGGTTTACGCAGGTGGCGGTCACATTGGCTTGTATGCCAATATTCATGCCAAACAGCAACGTATCGCCCATGGTTCGGGTGAGAAAATGCGTAAACCCGGCAGCAAAGGAGCACCTACTCACGATGCTTTTGTCCAATCTGCTAAGACAAGGAAAAAGAAATGAACTTAATTGAACGTGTTTTAAAGCATGTCCGCAGCGTTGGCCATGCCACACAAGGCGCTGAGCATCAATTGCTGTTGGATTTTGCTCAATTTTTGAGCAGCGAAGCTCCTGTAATGGCGTTTCTCAAAACCAAAAACATTAAGGTTGGTGGCGCAGAACACGCTGTTGTCAGCAAGTTTGCTGCTGAAATTGCACCAGAAGTTCCCGTTGTTACTGCTCCAGTTGAGCCAGCCCCCGAAGTTGTTGTCGAAGCTACCCCAGCTTCAGCGACTGTGACGTTGGCGACCAATGAAGCAACCGTAACGGTGCAAGATGCAGCTCCAGCATCATCTGATCCACAAGCAGCATAATCATGTCTGAAAAATGGATTCAACACGCAATCAAAAAAGCTGGAGCACTTCGTGAAGCCTTGGGTGTTAAAGAGGGCAAAACGATACCAGCTAAGAAACTTGCTGCGGCTGCTCATAAACCGGGCAAGCTAGGACAACGTGCTCGTTTGGCTGAAACCCTGAAGAAAATGCACCACAAATGACAACTACTGGGACATCCGTATTTGACCTCAATATGAACGAACTCATCGAAGAGGCGTTTGAGCGGTGCGGTGTCGAGTTGCGAACTGGTTATGACTTTAGGACTGCCAAGCGGTCACTCAACCTCCTCACCGTTGAATGGGCTAATCGTGGTATTAACCTGTGGACGATTGAGGAGGGTCAGATTCCTATGAATACTGGCCAAATCACTTATCCTTTGCCGATTGATACGATTGACTTGTTGAGTCAAGTGATCCGAACTGGCACTTTGCAAAACCAGATCGACATCAACATCAGCCGTATCTCGGAAGACACATATTCGACTTTGCCCAACAAACTGGCGCAGGGTCGTCCCATTCAAGTCTGGATTAACCGTCAGTCGGGTCAAACTAACCCAACAGCCTACACTTTGGCAGGCAACGGCACAACGCCTGGCATCAGTGCTACAGACACCACCATCCAGCTCAATCAGTCAGATATGACTGGTTTGGCGGCCACAGGATACATCTCCATTGATGGAGAGATCATCTACTATCCAAACGTCAGCACAACGTCTCCACAGCTTTTGAATTGCTACCGTGGACAGGCTGGTACTACCGCTGCTTCCCATGCAGCCAACGCTGCGATTAGCGTGACCAATCTGCCTTGTATCAACGTCTGGCCAACACCCAATGCACCGGGCAGCCAATATACGTTTGTGTACTGGCGTTTGCGTCGTATGCAAGATGCGGGTAGTGGGGTTTCTACCAATGACATTCCATTCAGATTTATCAATGCGTTGGTGGCCGGCTTGTCCTACTACGTATCGCAAAAGGTTACTGGCATTGATCCAAACCGAATCATGGCCTTGAAGGCAGATTACATGGAGCAGTGGACTTTGGCTTCGGATGAAGATCGGGAGAAGGCTTCTGTTCGTTTTGTACCGAGGATGGGCTTTTACGCCGGTGGAGCTAGATAATGCCTAGCAAGTACTCATCTGGCAGATGGGCGATTGCCGAATGTGACCGCTGCGGCCAACGGTACTTGCTCAAAGAGCTAAAAAAAGAAATTATCAAGACTAAGCTGTTCAACATCAAGGTATGTCCTGAGTGTTGGGATCCAGATCATCCACAGCTGAGTCTTGGACTTTATCCGGTTAACGACCCGCAGGCGGTCAGAGAACCTAGACCAGACGTTAGCTACCAAGCTGGTGGCACATCTGGATTGTTTACGAATCCTTATGATCCAGTTGTAACCAACGTTGACAACCAAGGGTTTGTGAGTGACGGTAGCCGTCAAACGCAATGGGGATGGAACCCTGTGGGTGGAGCAAGTCATTTTGATCGCAAAATCACTTCCAATGATTTGCTTTTGGCAATTACAATCGGGTCAGTCACTGTGACCACAACTTAGGAGCTAGACATGGCTAAACACGACGACGTAAAAGAGGACAAGAAGTTGATCAAAAAGGCTTTCAGTATGCACGACAAACAGTTGCATGAAAACAAAAAGACCAACTTGTCTAAACTGAAAAAGGGTGGTGTAGCTGGCGTGGCTAGTGAATCCATGAAATCTGTTGGACGTAACATGGCACGTGCTAACAATCAGCACGGAGGCAAATGATGAAGACCCAGATCAAACCTACCAAAAAGAATAGCCCTGCTGTTCATACAGGTCATGCCAAAAATAACAAAGACGCTGATGCTTATGCAAAGCCTCATACCAACAAAGCAAAAAGCATTGATGGCAATGAAGTAATGGAGCATGGTGAATTTGCTCAATACAAAGCTGGAAAAAATGTCAACATTAAAGACCCAATTAAAAATGGTGTTGCTTATGGTGAAGCACAGCTTAAAACTGATGGTATTGAGATGCGTGGTGCAGGTGCTGCAACCAAAGGCCGCATGAGTCGTGGTCCAATGGCATAAAGGTTCAAGATGAACTACGTCCAGCTGTATCAAGCGATACAAGACTATGCGGAAACAACCGAAGCGACATTCGTTGCTAATATTCCTTTCTTCGTCATTGAAGCAGAAAATAGGATTTATAACTCGGTTCAGCTGGCCGTATTGCGTAAAAACGTACTTGGTAACTTAACACAGTACAACCAGTATTTGACGCTTCCATCGGATTGGAAATCGAGTTTTTCAGTTGCGATCATTGATTCATCTGGAAACTACAATTACATCTTGAATAAAGATGTGAACTACATTCGGGCTGCCTATCCAAGCCCAACCGCATATGGAATGCCGCAGCACTATGCTTTGTTTGGTAATTCAACATCGGCTTCTAACACTTTGACTTTGATCATGGGTCCAACGCCAGATCAAGCCTATAGTGTTGAACTGCATTACTTTTATTACCCAGCAACGATTGTCCAAGGGCAGATTACTACTGTTTCAATTGGATCTAGCGGTAGCTTGTATCAGCCGGGATATTACACAGAGGTTCCTGTGTCTTACAACTCTGGCAGCATTGGATCTGGAGCCAATGCAACTGCAACGGCGACAGTTAATAGTTCGGGTGCCGTGAGTGCTTTGACAATCACAAACGGTGGACAGTTTTACAACGTGGGCAATGTTTTGACAATCAGCAGTGCTTATTTGGGTGGAACGGGTTCTGGAGTGACATTTACAGTAACTGCTGTGTCTAACGCAGACGGCACAAGCTGGTTGGGTAATAACTATGATCCAGTTCTTTTCTATGGCGCAATGCGTGAAGCTGTGTTGTTCCAACGTCAAGAACAAGATGTGGTGAAATACTACGAAGACAAATACCAAGAGGCTCTTCAGCAGCTTAAACGTTTGGGCGATGGTTTGGATCGTGGCGATGCTTACCGAGATGGCCAGACAAAACTGAGAGTTAAATCATGATCGTTCAAACCAACTGCACATGTTTTCAGCAAAATCTGTTGAGTGGTTTGGAGAATTTCTCTTCTGGTACACCTTACACCTACAAGATTGCGCTGTACAACGCCAACGCAAACTTGGGAAGTTCTACTACCACCTATACCTCAACCAATGAGGTAGTTGGAACGGGCTATACGGCTGGTGGACAGGCTTTGACAATCTCCGTGACCCCAACCAAGGACACGGTGAATAACATCACTTACATCTCGTTTAACAACGCTGTTTGGAACCCGGCATCGTTTACGGCGAGGGGTGCTCTTGTTTACAATGCAACGACAGGCGCAGCAGTATTTGTTTTGAACTTTGGTTCAGACAAAATATGCAACAGCTCGTTCACTGTTACTTTCCCAACTGCAAACTCATCCAGCGCAATTTTGACAATTGGCGGCAGCACAAACACTTAGGAGCTAACATGGCAAATGAAATTTCAAACTTTGGTGACCACGCTGTTGCCACAATGCAGGCCAAGGCCACTATCCCCGAGGGCATGGGCGTTGAAGGCTGGTACCACGTTGAGTGCCGAGACAAAGATGGCAACCTGAAGTGGACTGATGAGTTCCCCAATTTGGTCGTTGCTATTGGCAAACAGTTGATGTTGGACACGCTGCTCAAAGGCAGCTCATACAGCGTCACAGGACCTTTCCTTGGCTTGATCAGCAACACCTTTACCGCTGCCGCCACTGACACCATGGCTTCGCACACATGGACTGAGTTCACCAACTACACCGTTGGCGGCTCGGCAGT